CAAGACACATGACTAAATCATCATGACTCCCCTCATCAGCCTCAAAACTAGACCCCCTTGCAGTAAATGTTGAGAGTTCGGAGATTGTTTCGAAATCTTGTATAAAAATCTGCTGTGATTCTATAAGATTTTTTAAAACAGAACACCCAAGACGCTTAACTGATTTTGTAGTGCGAATACCTCGATTAGATTTTTTTCCGTAACCCCAAGTAAGCGTCATACGATTCTTGAGTTCAACTGTCGATAAGATGTTTTCATATTCATAGTCTTCGAAAAGCGAATCAACAACTTGCTGACCATTATCATTAATTTCAATTAAAACATATGCACCATTATAATATTCAGCCATTCTTTTTATAATACTTGGATATACAAGAGGACTAATATTATTATCTTTATACGTTGCAACTAATGTGTAAGGAATTACAGAAATGTCAATTACAGCAAATGCTGAGTAGTCTAAACCTTTTCCGCGACTCGTGTCTGCAACGAGTATGTAATTTTTGCCAACCACTGGTTGCTTGTAGATCGAAATTCCGCTTTCTGTTTTATTAAGCGGAGTTACAAATGCCAAAGACTTTAGACCTGCTGCAGAGATCAAAGTTCCCGTTGATCCCATGAATTCTGTTTCAACTTCTTGATAATACTTCTGATCACCAAGAACACGACGTTGCTCGTCTGCCCATTTCTGATCGCGTCCTGGAACCTGTCGCCAGTTTGCTTCAATATGCATAAATCCATTATGCCCCTCAGTTGCTTCTGTCCACATTTTATAAAAATGATTCATGCCGTTGGGCGTAGAGGAAATAAGAATCTTAGACGTTTCACCAGAAGAAATCGTAGGATAGACAGAAGTAAAGAAATCTTCAGCAATGTTACTTGGAACGAATGCAAATTCGTCAAGGTATAGAAGTGAAATAGAGAAACCACGAATTGCAGAAGAAGCAGTAGAGGTTGCCATTACACGACAATTGTTTTCTAGTTCAATATCACCCTTGTTCCAAACACGAACACCTTGTTGAATCCAAAGTGGCAATGCTTCATATGCAATTTTAATACGACTGAGAATTTCACGAGCCGTTGGTGCTTTGTTTGCAAGAATTGCGACAAATTTATCTTGATTAAAAAGAATGTACCAAAGAATGTAACCAACAACCATGGTCGTTTTACCCAGCTGGCGACCTGCTTTTAAAATCACTTTGCGATTTTGATTGATGTCTTGAATTGCTTGTCGCTGAAATGGATAAAGATTAATGTTTACAAAACCTTTGTCCAATGTAATAATCTTTACATAGCGTTCAATAAAGTAAATCGGATCTTCTGAGCACTTAACAAACTCACGAACTTCATCTTCTGTGAGTGATATTGGCATGTTCACCTTTTTCAGATGAGCATTGCCAAGATAATTTTTAATCTTATTCGGAAGATTCATTCTTGAGTTTCTTTAATAACTCTGCTGTCGAGCCAACGAACACTGCTTTGTCTACGTTAATATTTGTTGGTGCTGTATCTTTTGGTTTTAAATCTAACTGCTGTTTCTGAAGAATCATTAAGTTTCTCTGTGACATCAGAGAGATTCTTAATCATATTTGCAGCAACTTCATATGCACGCGGATGTTGTGATTCTTTGGCAACTTCAAGAATACCATCAAGTGCTTCGTTGCCCTTTTCAATTAGATTATAATAATTGGCGCGTGAATAGTTTGCATCTGGATTTTCACCAGTGTCAGAATGAATCGTGATTGGCTTGTCGGATTTGTCACTTACAACAGGCACATAATCAGTGTTCAAAATTTCTGCTAGATTTTTATCTGTTTCGCTCATAAATCATGTAATGTTTGGTGCATATTCAATAGCAACATCAAATCCAAATGCAGTGTTTGCATTCGCTGATGTTGGATCAGGTGTTACAACTAGATTTGAAAGTTGATAATCTGTCGTTGTGCGATAATTTGCAAGAGTATATGCTGTATTTGATACAGCACCAGTCACGATCGTGTTTGTCTCAAAGATACCAGAAATATCGCTCACAACCAATGTATTTGATGTATTTGTCCAGGATGTAACAAATCCACTAGCAGTTGCTGAATCAAGTTCTCTTCCTTGATAGACAACCTCACCAGTTTTAAAATTACCAGTTCCTGATGACATTTGAAATGATTTTGGAACAGCATTTGTTGTATTCATCTCAAATGTGTTTGCAGTTGATTGACGAATGACTTTGACATTTGCATCTGGACCGTACAAATATCCTCTCATCAAGAACCCAAGATTCCATTGCAGCATTCTAAGTTCTGCGGGTGGACCATCAGAACCAGAAGCATTATAATCAACACTTTGAAGAATCACAGGAACATCAACAGGATTTCCAATGCCAACTAAATCAAGTGTCATTGTATAATCTGGATTGAAGAATGGAAGAATTTGTTCAATGAGTTGTGTGCCATCTTCTGTATTACGAACATAGATGTATAAAGAAAAACTAAAGTTGTATGGAGCAAGTGTCACTGTTTTTAATTCAGTGTCATTTAATGCTCCAAATTGTTTGATGTATGGTGATAGTTTTCTTGTTGGATCATATGCAATACTGTTTAATTCAAATGTCATTCTTGGCAATGTGATTTGAACTTCTTTTGCAAGTTTAGGATCTTGTGTAATACGTTGATAGAATTTTTCTTTTGTAATGTAGTTTAATGGAACAATGATGCGCTCAATCTCTGTTGTGCCTGCAGCATTGTATCGAAATAGTTTAAGATTATTAAACATGGTGCCGAATGCGACAACCATCTTGCGAGTAGTTCGATGATAAAAATGTTGATTGGATAGCATATCAATAATTCTCGTCTATTGATCCAAATGGATTTGTTTCAGTCCAATCAAGAATATTATCTGCTTCTGTTTCAAGAAGAACATTTTCTTCAAATGTATCAGCTGGGCTTTCTTGTGGATTATTTGAAAGCATTAGCCATGCTGCACTAGATTCAACACCTTTTATAAGAACATTTGGCGCAAATGATCCCTTGATGTTTCGTAAAATAAGTTTCTTTGTTGGAAGATCCCAGCTTGAAACATAACCTTTTGCAGTTGCAGTTTGCAAAGATGCTCCTTGATAAACAATCTCATGCTCTGTATAAGTATTTGTTCCGCTGGTATTCATTGTGTATTCAATGCCATATGCATTTGCATCACCAATTGCATCAATCTCAGCAATGCCTGTTGTAAGTCTTTCACCATTATAACGAAAGACCTCAAGATTTAAACTAAACATATATGGCGCTGATTTACCTAACTGGAAGAAGTTTTTTTCTTCTTCAACAAATTTAATTTCTAAAAGTTTTTGTTGAACACGAAGGTAAATCAAATCACCTTCTTTTGGAACATTGCGTATGCCAGTTGGAATGTTTTTCTCAAATGTTCTTCGCGCAACAGCAACACGTGCTTCTTTTTGAATTTGCAAACCAAACTTTGAGAAAAATTCTTGATTGCCTTCGAAGTCTTGAAATGACTCAAGATACATTTCAATCGCATATGCAGTTGAGAATGACTTGACTGGATCATCACCAAAGAGACGATCTAGTTCAGATTGTGATTCTCTTGGAAGATAATAAACATCAATGCCATGATTCTTAATGGATTCAATGATCATGTCCTCGATGAGAATTTGCTCTCGAGTTGCATTTTGATTATTGAAATATACACTTGTGCCCATGATATTATCCTGAGATCATCATTGGAGGATATTCGTATGTGTCTCTAAGTTTTTGCTCTAAGACCTCGACCTCTTGCGTTCCCTCTGCTGCAATCTTCTCACCATTTACAACAAGACCACCAGGAAGTGTATAGTTTGCATACTTACTTAAATTTGCACCCCACTGTTTCTTAAACAGTGCAGTTGTATATTCTTTGAGCCAAGAGTCACTATAAACTTTTGAATAAACAGTTGGATCAATAATTCGATGTGCTTGCATTACGATATAATCATTTTCGTTTAATCTTCCTGCCCAATCCATATAGGCAGTTACACGATTAATTGTTTTGTTATATCGAAATGGAAGTTCACCCGTTACAATCATATCAAGCATAGACAAATGAGTTCTTGCGATATAGTAATAAGTGTAACTAGATGCTGTAAGACTATAGAAATCATTTAGATGAATTTGATAGTTCACATCAAACATGTTAAAGCCTTGAGAGCTCTGTGAACTGATGCTTTGTCCAGATATTGGAAGGATTCTTGAAATTCCGACAATATTATCTGAGACATCAATGTAACCATTGGCAATATTTGCTGCAGTTACTTGAGTTGCGAGATAGATTTCTTCTGTGCCGTCGTAATGATATTCTCGAAACTTCGCGAGTGCATCATCAATTCGATCTTCGAGCTGATCTGAATCTACGTTAATATCTATCACAGGAAATCCAAGTTTCCTTAGACAATAATCCATCAATCCTTCTCTACTAGTTGGCTGAGCCATTTCTTAATCTCCCAATAGTGAATCCTTCTGGCTGAGTCCCTTCTACAAAATATTTTTCTATCATAAGTAGCGAATTATGATACCATTTTTTTCCCTTTGCAGCGCCATCTTTACCCCACATAGGATTTTTATTGCCTGTTTGTGGATTTTTTGCCTTACTATTTTTTATTTTTTGTTTAGTA